TCGCTGCGCCGCAATCGACGAGCCCGAAAGCGAACGTCAAAGAGCCGAGCGCGAAAAAGGGGTCGGCTAAAAGCGCGGCGAAAAAAGAGCCAGATCCTAAACAAGCATCCGTGGCGACGATATCGCTCGACCAGTCCACAGCGATCGCGGACAAGCTGAAGGAGGAGGGCGTCAAGCTCTCGCTGCTGCTCGCGCACTATGAGATCGGCTCGCTCGATGATCTGCCCGCAGACAAGTACGCGGAGGCGCTCAAGCAGATCGATGCGCTCAGCGAATGAAGGCGCGATTCACTGTCGATGGCACAGCAGCTGATGGGCAGACGTGGTTCGCCGAGGGCAGCGTGACCGGCGAGATCCCCGAGATCTTCACGGCAGCGATGCGCGACGCGTTCGGGCAGCTGACGCAGGGCAGGGCGAAATTCGGTCAACCGGGCGTCGGCTGTCGCGGCCCCTACAAGCTGCGCAAGTTCGAGCTGCTCGTGATCGAAGAGGTCGCGCATCATGGCGTCTGATCAGCTGAGCGACGAGCAGCGCGTGCTCGCGATGATTGGGGCTCGAACGAGCCCGTCGATCACGCGCATCATGATCACGGTCGATATTCTTGAGCAGCTGCTCGCTCAACCGGGCGCGGACGGCGAAGAGCAGCAGCTCGCGTTCACGCTCGTCATGGCGCGGCTGGCGGCGTCGTGAGTCGCGAACTCATGCGAGAGATCGAAGTGCTCGCGCGCAAGGCTGACGAATGCTTATGGGCAGCCTCGCAGGCGATCGCGAATCGTTCGCCGTCTCGACGTGATGTCGAGCTGCGCCTCGCGCATGAGCACCTGTCGAAGATCATCGAGCTGGCGCGAGCATGAGCAAGCGAGACGCGCTCGCAGAGGTGACGCAGCTCATCGAGCAGCTCGAACCGCGAGCGCAGCTGCGGGTCATGGAAATGGTCTGCAAGATCCAGCGCATGCACGAGACCGCGCAGGATCAAGAGTTTCATCTCGCTTTTACTTTCATGTTGGCGAAGCTCGCGCAATCGAATTGGCCCTTCTAACCCCGACAGGAGCATCTGACCATGATCCCGACTGCAGCCGATGCACTTCCGTTCAGCTTTTCCCCGCTCTTCGATGCACAGCGCGACGTGTTCGCGCATTATTTTCCGACCTTCCCACTGTCGATCGACAATCGAGCGCCGCTCGCCGATTACTACAATACGCAGTATCTGAGCCCCGCAGGCGAGTCGGGCAAGTGGAAGGCGCAGGGCGGATTTCTGCGCTCGCGACCGCTGCCCGTCGCGCCGAACGCATCGAACACGAGAGCAGTGTTCTGCACGGCGAACATGCAGCGCGAAGTTCAGCTCGCGATCTCGCGAGGCTTGACCGGTTTCTGCCACGATCTCTTGAGCGTGAACGATGCGATGACGGGCACGCTGCCGTGGATGCTGAGCGCAGCAGCTGCCGTTGATACGCGATTTAAGATCGTGCCCATGTTCGATATGAACTCGCTCGGCGCGAGCTTCACGACTGATCAAGCGCTAGCGATTCTTGAACTCGTCGCCGCGTCGCCGGTCGCAAAGCGTCTGCGCGATGGGCGCATGCTGTTCTCAGCGTATAACGCCCCGGCAAAGTCGCTTCCGTGGTGGCAGTCGCTGATCGCTGCCGCGAACGCGCAGCGCTTGAGCGTCGCATTCTTGCCGGTACTCGTCGGTGGGCCGAACGATGCAGGCACGCTCAACGCAATCTCGTGGGGCGTCGGCGCGTGGGGCACTGCGACGCCGTCGCCGAGCGCTGCGCTCAACCCGACGAAGGCTCACGCGGCGGGGCTTAAGTTCATGTCGCCGATCGACCCGCAGCAGTCGCGACCGAAGTCGAGCATCTACTGGGAAGCCTCGAACTTGCTGACGTTCATCAACGCGTGGACGGCGACTATCTCGACGGGCTGCGATCTCGTGCAGTTCGTGACCTGGAATGACTACAGCGAAGCGTCGCAGCTCGCGCCGGTCACCGATGCGACGTTCAATCAATCGCTCGGCACGGGCTTTTTCGATCTCACTGCGTTCTATGCGACGTGGTTCGCGACCGGCGTCGCGCCCGTGATCACGCGCGACGTGCTGTATTTCTGCCATCGTCGTCACCCCTCGAACGCTGCGCATCCGAATCAAGCGAACAATTTCGCCCCGGCTGCGGGCACGGGCGCAGCCGAGGACAGCATCGAGCTGCTCGCGTTTCTGACCGACGCGGGCACGATCAAGATCAACGCGCATGCGCAAGCGGTTCCGGCTGGGATCTCAGCGTTTAAAGTGCCGCTCGAAGCCGGGGTGCCGGTGTTCGCTCTGCAGCGCAACGGCTCTGATGTCTTCAGCTGTGCGGGCCCCGCGCAGATCTATGACGCTGCGGGCATGCCGTCCGGTCTGCTCGACATGACCTACCTGTCGGGGAGCGTGAGTCTGCAAGGGCTCGCGGCGTACAGTTGGTGAACGTGCTGGCGGTCGATCAGACCGATAACGAGCTGAGGCTCGACGTCGAGCGTCACGAGTACTGGCTCGGCAAGGTCAGACTGCCGAGCGTGACGCAAGCGCTCAGCGTGATCGAGAGCTTCGACCATATCCCCGCTGACGTGCTCGAACGCGCTCGGCTCTTCGGGCGGCACTGTCATACGATGATCGATCTATTCAACAAGGGCGAACTCGACGAGGAGACGCTCGACCCTGAACTCGCGCTCTATCTCGCGCAGTACAAGCGATTCCTGTTCGAGACTAATCTCGAAGTGACGCAGAGCGAAGAGCGCGTTTGCTCGCGATCGCTCGGCTATGCTGGCACGCTCGACATTCGAGGGATCTTGGGCGTGAGAGTGCGCCGTTATTCGCTCATCGATCTGAAGTCGGGCGCAGTGCCGCGCTCGGTCGGCCCGCAGACAGCTGCATATCAGCAAGCGTGTAACGAGAAACCGCCCCGGCGTTATGCGCTGCAGCTTGCGCGCGATCGCTTCAAGCTGATTCCGTGCGAGGACCCCAGCGATTTCTCGAACTTTCTTTCCGCGCTCAATGTGTACCGTTTCCAACGAAGGAGTTTTTCGCATGTTGCCGAACGTGGTTGATCTGAAGATTCAAGCGCCGACGCTGCCGACGCCCGGTGAGTTCGCGCAGCTGCTGCGCATCGCTGAGTCAGCAGTGATCGAGAACGCGCAGGACAGCGTTGATCTGCAATCGCAGCGCGCGAAGTGGAACGCCGACATGAAGGCGACCGTCGAAGAGCGGCTCGAAATCACGCGCAAGATCGACGCGGCGAAGAAAGCGATCATGGACCTCTATGAGCCGAAGCGCTCGACGCTGGAGAAGTGCATCGCGATATTCGATCGCAAGATCATCGAGTGGGACGACAAGCAGGAAGAGATCCGCCGCGATGCGCAGCGCAAGGCTGACCGCGACGCGCAGATCGAGCGCGATCGTCTGCAAGCGATCGCGGATAAAGCGGCAGCGAAGGGGCAGGACGACAAGGCGGCGCAGTTTCAAGAGCGCGCGCAGACTGTCGTCGCCCCCGTGATTCAGGCGCAGACCGGCGCAGCGGCAGGCGTATCGCTACCGAAGCGCTGGACGTTCGAGATCACGAACGCGAAGCGAGTCAACGCCGATTATCAGAGGCCCGACGAGGTGAAGATCGGGAAGACGGTGCGCGCGCTCGGTCTCGAAGCAGCTGATCTCGTCGGCCCCGGTGTGCGGATCTTCGCCGAGAAGAGCGTCGCGAGCAGACGGTCGTGAGCAGCGGAGCGATGACTCGATTCTGGCTTTTCTTTTTCGGCTGGCAAGCGCTGGGCGGAGGCGTGTGGCTCTGCTGGTTCGCGCTGAACATTCTGCGCGTGTGGCTGCGCGGCACAGTGACGCCATGACTGACCGTGCGCGGTAAGCGTCCGCTCGATCTCACGCGATCGCCGACCGTGAGAGTGTGCTTCCCCGACCGCATTCGCGTCGAGACCGGAGGTTTTTTGCAGGGCGAATTCAGCGCGCGCGGCGAGCTGTCAATGGATTGCTGCGCGAAGCTCGTGCTCGATCTGCGTCGAGCGATGCGCGAGATTCGCGACGAGAGAACGGCGACGCTGAACGCTGCGATCACGCGAGCCGAGAGGCCCGTGCCGTGAGCGCCTTGTTCTGCGTCTGCGGTCACGAACAGGACGATCACGAAGCGCATGATCCGCAAGCGTGCATCGTCATCGGCTGCGATTGCGAGGCGTTCGATGTCGAATGCAGTCACGAAGACGACGGCGAGGGGACCTGTCTCGGCTGCGGCGCGGATCTCACGCGATGATCGACGCGCTGCTCGTCTGCGATCGCTGCTCGATGATCTATCGATGTCAGTCGCTCGCGCTGCGCGCAGCGATCACTCAGCGCTGCATCTGCGGCGCGGAGCTGCGCTTCGACAAGCGCCGAACGCTTCGAGCGCTGCTCGATGTCGTGCCGGAGAGCCGTCGGGCTCGGTCTGCTGTCGCTCGATCAGCTGATCGGAATCGTCGAGTCGCTCGAAGCTGACCTACGGGCGCCCGCCTGCTCGGTTTGACCTACCTGCCGAGATCTCCCTAGCACCGCTACGTCCCTATGGGGCAGGAACGCTCGGTCCCACGGCGCTCCTAGACGGTTCTGTCTGCGTCAAAATAAATTTGGGTGACCTAGTGCGCAATTCCTGCACGGCCTGCGCTTGACGTGGGCACAGGCGAGCGCCCAATGCAATAATTGCATCTCGATGAGCAGACAGACAAAACAACCGGAGACGCTAAACATGACGACACGAAACAGATTTCAACGGGGCACGGGCCTTTTCACGTGCTTGAGCTGCAAGCGCAGCACGCGCTCGACCGGGCGCGGCGACAATGAGCACAGTCAGCTGTGCGAGCAGTGCTTCGATCTCGGCGGCGAGACGAACTCGCTCAGCGATAACGGCGAACTGTTCGATGCGAAAGCGGCGCAATCGAGCATGTTCGCGCTGATCGACAAGGGTATCGACGCGATCAATCTCTTCCCCGAGATCGCTGAAGCGCTGAACATTAAGCAGCGTGCATCGACGAAGCCGATCACGAGCCCGGTGCGCGTCGTCAGCGTCGCTGAGTACATCGCCGAGGGCGACAAAGTGCGCGAGACAGCAGCTTTCGCGATTCTCGCTTGCGACGACGGTGCGTCGTCATGAGCGCTGCGCACACTTTTCGCGTCGTGCTGACGCTCGACGGCGCTGTGATCATGCAGCGAAACGTTCGCGCGCTGAACGAGCGCGACGCGATCGACGACTCGATCGAGCTGATCACGGAGAACGATCAGCTCGTTTCGCAGTTCTCATACGACGATCTGGGGCGCATCAAAGCGGCTGCGGAGCTGCTCGAAGATCGCGATCTCGACGGCGAGATCGAGCCCGAGACGGACGTCGATGCGTTCTACACGCGCTCGGAGATGCAGTCATGAGTCGCGCGAAGATCTCAATCAGCAAGCGCACGATCACGAACGCGGTTCACGCGTCGCAGCTCTTCAGCGCTGAGCAGATCGTCACGCTGCGTCGCGCGATGAACGCGACTTGGCAGCAGATCGGGCACGACTGCGAGCAGTTCGTCGAAGACAACGAGGGCGCGGTCGAGGCGTGCATCGACGCTGATCGTCTCGTCTTCAATTGCGGCTGGGGCGACGGCGGCAAAGCGGACGGCGCTGCAGCTGACGCGATCGTGCGCGAGACGATCAAGCGCACGAGCTACGCAGCGACGCTGCGCGCTCTCTCAGCGCTCGTGAGCTTCAAGTGAGCAGCTCGCAGCGCATGAGCGAAGCGCAACGGCTCGCACTGCTCGCGCAGCTCGAATCTGAGCTGCAGCAGATTCGCGAAGAGCAGCTCGCATACGACGCGATCAAGCAGCGCGCAGCACGCGCTGACGGTCTCGTCTTTTTCCTACCCCAAGCGGAGTAACTGACTCATGTATGCAGTCACGATCAAATGGCTCGACGGTTCGATCACTCGCGCGACAGTCAATAAGACGACGCTGCGCGGCTTCAATCTCAAGGCGTGCAACGGCGCGTCGATCTCAATCATCAAGGTGAAATCATGAACACTCGCATAATCTGCAAGAACGGCGGCACAGCAGGCAAAGCGTGCCCCGGCTGCGGTCTGCTCTTCGGTCGTCACAAAATGAGCTGCTCGACAGTTCAGCGCGGCGCAGCTCGTCACGTGATCGCGAAGCCTCTCAAGCGGGGCGCAGCGAAGCTCGCGCTCGCGTCGATGTCGCGCGAGCAGATCGTCTCAGCGAATCGCGCAGCATCGAAGACGGTCGCTCAGCGCATCGTCGATCAGCAGCACAGCGAAGCAGTGCGTCGCGTGCAAGAGCGCGAGCAGCTGCAGACGGCGGTGGTGTATCAGATCGTCGCGCAAGCGCTGCGCAACGCGCGCCCGCGTGATCTCTACACGAACGAAGAGAGGCGCTCGCAGTGGTATGCCGACTGCACTGCGCTCTCGGTCGCGATCGCTAACTCGATCGGCGACGCGTTCAACCCGACCGAATTCTTCGACATCGCGGGGGTGCCGTCATGAGCACAGCGCTCAACATCATCGCGAGCTGCGAGCCCGCGCACAGCAGCTTCGAGGCTTGCGCGCAGTGCGCAGCGCCGATCCCGGAACTCGAAGCGGGGCACATTCGCATGATCATGAAATCACTCGGGCTGCGCATCGAGCGCCTGCGTTATTACGTGACGCGCACCGAGCAGGAGGCGCGAGCCTGGGGCGTCGGTGGCGCGTATCGTCGTCATCTCAAGGACAGCCGCAAGCAGAGCGTCGCGCTGAACGCGCGCGAATGCGACAAGCTCGTGATCGTGCGCGAGCAGCAGCTCGCTGAACATCAGCACAATCTGCGCCTCGCTCTCGAAGCGCTTCGTTTCTTCAAGGAGCAGCAGTCATGAGCAGCACGCCGAACATGTCTTACTGTCAGTTTCGCAACACGGTGCAGGCGGTGCGGCAGTGCCGCGAGACGCTCGAAGCGCTGTTCTCTAGCAGCGTCGAAGACTGCGAGGATCTGCCGCTCTCGCGCGACGAGCACGACGCAGCGAAGCTGCTCGTCGATGAGTGCATCTCGCTCGTGCTCGAAGTGGCGAGCAATATTTCGGGCAGCGACATCGATCTGCGCGAAGTGCAGGAGAACACTGACGAGCTGCTCGACAATGCGAACATGCTGGCGCGTCGCATGCGCCACTCGCTCGACGTCGCTGCAGCTGCGGGCGAAGAGGTCTGCAAGCGCTGCGGCGGCTCCGGGGTGATGATCGTCGCTGACGCAGAGAACGGCCCCGAGTTCGATAGCGAAGCGCCGTGCGAGTGCGAAGCGGGCGAGCGTCTCATGCGCGAGCAGAACGAAGCGCAGGATCGAGAGCGCGACGAGTTCGAGAACGCGAAGCTAGTCTGCCGCCGTTGCAAAGGTCCGCGTGATCCGGCGACCGGCTGCACAAACGGGCTTTGCATCACGTGTCATCGAGCGCATTGCTCAGACGGCGGCGCGACGTCGCCGGGGCATAACGTCCAGCGCTAGTCTGCAGCGGGTTGCGCGTCGCAGCGCGCAGCTCGATGCAATCTCGCATCATCATCGCTAACACAGGAAAAATTGTATGAAACCCGGAATCTCTCTCTCTGAATTGAACACCGAAGTGCAGCGTCAGGTCAGCGCCCGCGCCGACTATCTGATCAATACGCGCGCGAGCTTGCGTCTCGTGCCGATGAAGGACTTCGACAAGGGCGTCGCGCTCGTCTCGCTCGACGACGACGCGAGCACGCTGCAGCGCTGGGAGCTGACCTCGACGGCGCACGATCAGATCGCCGGTTGGTTGGAGATCCCCCGCAAGTATTACGATCGACTGCTCGTCGATCATCTCGACATGCTGATCGACAATGTGAACAAGCTCTTCGAGCGCGAGCCCGGCACGCGCATGGTGCGAACGCTCGACGGCAAATGTCGCGCGTTCATGAGCGATCGATATCGCCGACTCGATAACGATCAGGTGCTCGCGACCGTGCTGCCCCAGATCTTGGGCGCAGGCGAAGCGGGCAATCGCTCGCACAAGATCTTGCAGAGCGTGATCACTGAGAACCAGATGGCGCTGTCGATCGTGTTCACTGACCCCGCGCTCGCTCAGAACCTGGGGCTCGTGCGCGCCAAGGACGGTAACGGGATGGTGGACGACATCGTGCACCCCGGCTTTCGCATCGGGAACAGCGAAGTCGGCAAGGGCTCGCTCAAGATGAAGGGATTCTTCTATCGCGGGTACTGCTTGAACGGCTGCGTTTACGGGCAGTCGGGGGACTTCGAGTTCCAGCGCAACCACTCGGGCTCGAAGCTCAATGCCGACATGGAGCGGCTGATTATCACCGACGAGTCACGAGCAGCAGACGATCGCGCTCTGATGCTGACGCTGCGAGACATGATCGCGGGCATGGGTAAGATCGAAGTGGCTCAAGCGTTCGGCGACTCGCTGCGCGCTGCGAAGACCGGCGACACGATCGTCAAGCCCCTGGCGGCGATCGAGCTGCTCGCGAAGAGCGTCGGGCTGCTGGAGTCCGAGAAGGATCAAGCGCTGCTCAATCTGATCGCCGAGGCGGATATGAGCCGCTACGGTGCTCTCAACGCGATCACTGCGCTCGCGAATCAGCCGGAAGTGTCCTACGACCGGGCGTTAGAGCTGCAGGAGATCGGCGGCTCGCTGCTGACCATGACCCAGAACGAGTGGAATCGCATCGCGAACTCGCAGAAAGTGCCTGTCGCGGCGTAATTGTTCCACGTGAAACAACGGGGCGGGACTGCCAACCGCCTCATTCTTAAGGAGAATTTCGACATGACCTACCCAACACCACCCCTGCCGCGCTTCGTCAAGCTGCTCGCCGGTCTCGCGACGTTCATCGCTTTGATGCTGCTGATCGCGCTCGTCAGCTCGACCGGAGCGATCGGAGCGGGCCTGAATGGCGTCGAATTAGGCAGCCAGCCGACCGTGGGGACGCTCAAGAGCCAACTGGGGATCACTGTAGACCCCACGGGGCGAACGCCTGCCAGCGGGCTTCCTAGCGCGTCACAGGCCTATTCGGGCTTCGCGACGATCGAGGGCGTCTCGATGCGAATCGTCGTGCAGCTCGACGCGGAGCACCGGGTCGAAGCGATCAGCGCGACGTTCAACCCGGCCGCGTATTACGAAATTGTCGAGGGCGCGATGCTGCGCGACTACGGCACGCCGACCACGCGCGGGGCTCTGCAGCAGTCGACCCGCTCGGGCTTCACGGTGACGAACGTCGAGAGCGACTGGATTCTCGACGATCACTCGACCGTGTGCCTGCTCAAGTATCTGCTCGACGTCGATGTCGGTCAGCTCAAGCTGTACACCGAAGCGCATTCGATCGCGCAGCGTCAAGCTCGCGAAGCGACTGACAGGAGTCACTTGTGAGCGGCGCACCCGGAGCTTACGGGCGTATGCGCGTCGCTGCAGTCACGCGCCGAACGGTGTTCACGAGCGAGCAGCGGCGCTGGATCAGGATTGTCGGGGTCAAGATCGACGACGGCATGATCGAGCTGAACGAAGGCGAAGCGCGAGCGCTCAGCGACTGGCTGCTGCTCAATCTCGCCGAGAGGGTGTCGTCATGAAGGCGCTCAGCTGCCGCTGCCGTCATCTCGATCGCGGCCATGATCCTGAATGCGAGCTGCTCAACCCCGACAGCTTCACGCCGCCATCGCCGGAGCAGATCGCGAAGCTGCGCAATCAGTTCGGTCTGACGCAAGCGCAAGCGGCAGACATCGCGATCAGCGCGAAGCGATCGTGGGCGGGGTGGGAGGGCGGCGAGTCGCGCATGCACCCCGCGATCTGGGCCTATGTGCTGATTCAGCTGGGTGTGATCAAGCCCTCGAAGTTCACGCCGAAGGCCGTGTTAGCATCGCGCCGTTAGCGACTCTGCTGCCATCGAGAGCAGAACTTCAAGCCCCGCCTTAGTGCGGGGCTTTTTTTTGCTTCTCAGCTTCGCTCGTGAGCATCTTGTCGCGCCACGAATTGTAGGCGTCGATCGCTGAGCGACTCTGCACGAGCAGCGCATCGCAGTCATTCAGCACAGCGACTTCGGCAGCGGCTATCGCGTCAGCTCGTCCAACTTCGCTTTGTCCTCGGGGTACTTCGACGGCGCAGCTGTCGCTGCGGGCAGCTCCGGGGGTATTGCGCACGGCGCTGGGACGTAGACTGTCCGCGTGACGCAGCCGCTCAACCAAGTCAGCATTGCCGCGCTGAAGATCATCGATAATTTTCGCATCTCGGTCCGCCCTCTCTTTGAGAATCGACGCTTCGTCGGTCTCGATCGCGCCCGCCGCTGAGGCTGCGTCCTGCTTCGTGATCGTCGTATGCTCGATGCATGACTGCGCGCCCTGTTTCTGCTCGCTCAAATTGTGCAAGTGCCACCACAGCGCTGCTGCGAGGATCATCACGATTCCGCCCGCGATCTCGATGCCGATGCGCTCCAGCGTCGTCATGGCTGATTCCGATGCCCGAACATCTCGGCGAGCCGCTTCATGAGTGCGAGCATGCTGTGAGAGTTCGCCTTCGTCGTCTGCGTGTCGCCGCGCAGCGTCGCCATCTCTGCAGAGATATGCGCGCGCGTTCGCTCGTGCTCTTCGCTTAACGATTCCTTCGTGAACTCGCGCGCCAGCTCTGCGCGCTCGGCGGCTGCTATCTCGAGGGCGACGCGGCGGATCTCTTCCAAGTTGCGCCGATGGGCGCGGTTCAGCCAGACGAGATAGATCACGAGAACGGTGCAGATCACCACGGCGTACCTGCCCCAGTGCTCGGCGAGATCATGCAATATTGCGTCGATCATCCCTTATGCCCCCAGCCGATCACGGCGAGAATTATCGCGAAGAGTACCCCAAGAGCCCCAACCAACTTAAAGATATTGTCCACCCTTTTCTCGATCTTCGCCGTCAGCTTGGCCTCGAACTCGGCCGACGTGCTCTTGCTCTGCTTGAGTTTGAGCGAGGCGATGATCTTCGCGATCACGTCGCTGTGCTCTTTCGAAAGGTCCGTCAGGCGCTGAAACGCCTCGAATTGATAGCGCTTTTCCTCTTCGTCGCTGTGCGAGAGTTCGCGCAGCACGCGCAAGTTCCGCACCGTCTCGTCGAGTTCCTTGCCCGCGATGGTGTCGTCGAATTCAGGGTAAAGCTCAACGGCGGGCTTGGGCGGGCGGTGATATTCGCCCGGCCAGCGGTTCGCTTTCATGCGCTCGGCGGCGGTGCCGGATTGTCCCAGTTGCGCCCCTTCTGAACATAGATCTGCAGAATGAAGGGGAAAGCGCCCGCCATCACCGTCAGCACTGCCGTCGTAAACGCAGTGACCGCGACCGTGCGCTCGACGCTCGGCAGATGAAAATAGCTGACGCTGAAGTACACGATCGACCACGCGAAGAGCAGCAGATAGCCGACCACGATGATGCGCGGGAACACCCGCAAGCTGTCGATCACTTCGGCCCAGTCGATCAGCAGCTGCTTATTCACGCGAGCGCCCCGCCCGCTTGAGCGTAAGCCGTCTGCAGCTGCGCGAGCTTGCGCTGTGGCTGACCGGAAGTGCTGCCGGGCAGCGAGGCCCAGATCCCGCTGCACGCTGCGATCGCATCGTCCAGGCGCCCGTCGTTCAAGAGATCGAGCGCGCCCTTTTGCTTGATCAGCCAGATCGCCGCATCGTCCTGACTCGGCGGCGTAAAGTTCGTGAGCTGCAGCGCGTGCTTGCATTCGCGCCACGTCGGGCGGATCAGCTGATACGCCCCGGCTGCCGTCGAGATGTCGTGCTCATACTGCGGCCCGAGATCTTTCAGCGACTCGCCGCCCCACTCGCCCGTGATGCACGGATGATCTGCGAAGCTCATGATCACGTGCTTGTAGCCGTAGCAGATTCGATAGGGGTCTATCGGCGCTCCGGTCGCATCCTTGCGACCCAGCACGCCCTCGGAAAACTGCACCGTCTTGAGAAACGCGGCGACGTTCGGGGTCATGACGCTGCGGATCCTACCGCATATGCTTGCCGATCTCGAATGCAATCAGCAGTGCGGGCACGCCGACGATCGCGGCGAGCTGCGCGCACTTCGCCTTGTTCGCAGCGATGAACGCGAGCAGCGTGACCTTAAGAGCTTTCGCGTCTGCTTCGAGCTTCGCCAGTTCGGGTGTATCCATGAGCGGCCCTCCGGTGGGAGAAAGTGGGAGACGGCGCGCATTCTAGTCGAGCTGAGCCTCGATTGTGGTAGGACTCAAGTCACGGATCAGAAATCAGGGAACGGCGCAGTCGGCGGGCTAAAGTCTGCCGTGTAGCGCGCGAACTTCGTGATGCGGATCTCGTCGAAGTTTCCGAACCATGCGGGGCCGAACTGCGAGCCGCCAAAGTCGATCTCGTGCAGCGCGCCTGCCGATCGTCCGGTGACGCTGACCGGGGAGTTCTGGTGCACCCCGTCGTAATAGAAAACGAAGGCGTCGGATTGCATCACGAGCGCGACGTGAACCCACTGATTCTTGGCAGGTAGAGCGACCGTGCCACTCGCGCTGAAGATGGTATAGGGCGACGAGCCGAGAACCACGATGAAAGGCGAGAAGGGCACCGAGACGGCCCACGTGACCGCAGTACCGGGGTTCGTGATGTAGATCCACGTCTCGATCGTGAAATCGCTCGTCGAGATATCGAATGCGCCAGTTCCGATGTTCGTGTCGATCAGACCGCTGAGCGTCGAGGGTGGCGTGCCGAGAATGACGCTCGCAGCGCCGAATTTCTTATTCGACGTGTCGAGCGTGCCCCCGACGTTTGCGCCTTGTGCAGCCGGATTGCTCGACGAGTCGGGGAAATTTCCGCCCGAGACGCTATCGATGTGGAGCAGCAGCGCCACGTCAGAGTAGTGGGGATCGCCTCCTCCTCCGCCGCTACTCGCGCCGCCGCCGAACCGATAGGGGTTGATCAGCATAATTACTCGGAGCCCTTCAGCGTGACGATCAGACCTTGCGCCCCAGTGCCCGCAGCGGTGACATCGATCGAGATCTCGTCATCATCGCCGATCGCGCTGACCGAGATCACGGGCGGCGTCGCTGCTGTCGTGCTCGTCGTTTCGGTGTCATCGATCGTGAGAGCCGTCGAGAGCACCGTGACCCCGTTTTTCTTGATGTCGATCGACACGGGCCCACCGGTTGAGCTGGCGACCAGCAGCGAAGCGCGCACTTCAGTCAGCGTGAAAGCGACCGGCGCTCGAACGTAGCCGAGCGAGGTTCCGGTCGCCAACTCGCTCAAGAGATCGCTGCACGAGAGCTGAATGATCACGGGCACCGCGCCAGGGGCGCTGCTACCGCTGCCGCCGCCAGTCGAATCGACTCGCGTCGCGTTATCTGTTTCGGCTGTGACCGTGAAGCCATCGCCAAAGATCAGCTTGCGCGTCGTATGCCCTGGCGATGCCCCGGCCTCTTCGACTGTGATCGTGCCCGCGAGATCGAAGAGCAGCGTATCGAGTAAGTTCCAATCGTAATTGAGCGGAACCTCGGGTTGTGATTGCGAAGGCGCGAGCAGCTCGAAGCCGAAATTCGGTGTCAGTTCCATCAGCTTATCTCCAGAATTTGAACAGCAGGCGTGCCACGCCCGACGATCGCAGAGATCTGATAGATCGCGACCTTGATCGACGAGAGCGGCGTCGAGCCGAAATCGGCCTCCTGCATCGTCACCGTATACAGCACGTCTTCAGCGCCAGTCACGCTCAATGTGCGCAGCACGATCTCGGGGCTCGATGGCGAGTCCGGCGAGAGTATGTCAACGCTGAATGCTTCGGTCGCTTCGCCCAAGGGGATATCAACGCCTGACATGAGTGTGCGGCCCAAGCGCGAGCGGCGCAGCCAGCTGATCGAGATATCGCCGTCAGTCAAGCGATGCGCTGCGAGATGCACGGGCGAGAAAGGCACGAGCGCTTGCGCGTGCCCTGCGAAGTTCTCGACTGTGCCGCTCGTGAAGCTCGCGCCGATCGACGTGCCGCGATACGTGCGAATAGCCCCGATCTCGGAGGACGCGAGCACGACGCGCCCGATCGTATGCTGCGAGATCACTGTCAGCGCATCATTGGCGCGCGAGCTGCCGATCACGTGCTCGGTGCCTCTGCGGCCGCGCAAGAGATGCGAGAGCGCCCAGCTCGTCGGCCCGATCTGCGTCGCTGTGCCGTACTGGATGATCTCCCACCGACCGTCAGCGCCGACCGCTGCGCCATTCGCACCGTTCAGCATCGCATCGTCAGTCACGCTTTCAAACGCGAAGCTCTCATCGGGCGTCGTGATGAGGATCGTCGTCGAGTCGTCCCAGGTATACGCCTGAGAGACCGGCAGCGGGGCGTCGATCGTCGCCGTGAGCGTGTCGCTGACGAGGCTGAACAATTGATTGTAGGTCGCCCCTGAATCGATCGATTTATAAAACGTCGCGCCCTTCCATTTGCCCGCGCTGCTGCCGTGCGCAGCTACATAAAAGCCAGGATCTGAATCGGCGTCCTGTAGACACGGCAGATCAAGCAGCTCATAGATCGTCGCGGCGACGAAGGTCAGCTCTTGCGGCTGACGCTGCGGAGGCTCGACGACGGCGAAGCTGATGTAGGCGCCCTCATCGTCCTTGACACACGAGAGCTTGCGCAATATCGCGCTCGCGTTCGTATCGCTCGCGATTCGCATGCGAACGTAAAAGCCATCGACAGGCACCGCGATGCAATCGCCGACGTCGAGAGCGAGCCATGATTGATCGATCGACAGCTCGTAAGACGTGCGCGCGGCCCACGCGTCAGCCCACAGCACGCTCGCGCAGCGCGCAGCTTGCTGATCGGGGATGGCGACGGGGACCGTGATGTCAACATCGTTCACGGCAGCCGTTGCGAGCCTGAAGATCGAATCCTGTTCGCCGTCTTCATAGTCGCGCGAGGTCGCGATGTAGTGAAAGCGAATCGAGCGAGGCAGATCTTCGTCCTGAGCTCGGGCGACCGTGATCGAAGGCGGGCACGTCGACGCACCCGAGCCGTTCTCGCCCGACTGATTGCCATCGTAGGCGCCAAAGTCATCAGTCGTGAAAGTCGCGACGACGGGCTTGCCTCGCCCAGCGAATTTCAAGATCCCGCCCGTCTCGACGCAATCGAAAAAGCCGATCGAGCGCAGCGGCGAGAGAATCGACGAGCCCGTGCAGACTGCCGACACGGCATAGCCGTCGACGTTGATCGCGTCCATATCGCTTGCATCGACAGTCAGCAGCCCCGATCGCTTGCACACGGCGCGGATGATCGAGCCGATCGACACCTGAAAGCCAGCGCCCTGACAAATCACTTGCTCGACCTGATACCAAGAATTGCCGCCGCCATTGATCTGCGAGCCGCGCGGGTAATCGATGCCGTAAGTCAGCCCTCCCGGCATGAGCCCCTCACTCACTGCATGATTGTATGCGGCGGTCCAGAAAGTCGAGCTGGAATAATTAGGGTCGTCGTTGAGCACGCAAGGATTCAGCGGGTAAGAGCAATCGGGATCTGCGCTCAAAAATTGCTGCAGGCATTTCGGGGCGAAATCGGGGTTGAAGATCGCCTGCCATTCATTGCACTTCACAAGATCGCCGTTCGTCATGATTGCGTAGCCAGGAAGATTCGGCGCTTCTGGCAAACCATAGCAGAGCGGTGTCGGGGCTCCTGGCGTTCGCTGCACGAAGCCGAGCATGTCCCCGATGCTTTGAATCCATTGCGTCGCTGCGTACAAGCCGAGCACTGTCGTGTAAGGATAGATCAGCGGGCCTGGAGAGCTTGACGTCGATTCACCCGTGCCCAGCTGAATCGAGCCATCGGTTCCCGATGCAGCTCGCCATACTGCCCCTGCTGTGTTCTTCGGCGCGATCAACCCGCCGCTCGTCTGCGCTTGCGAATAAAACCCATCGCTCGGCTGGCGAAAGTTATAAACGATGGCGATCGCGTGCGGATTCGGCGTGCCGGTCATCGTGTCAGAGACCGGAACTCCGCCCGACTGAATGATCTCGCTATTGCCGCCGCTTCCGGTGTACGCGTAGCCGAGAAATTGAAACGACGCGGGGTAATGCCCCGTCGCGACGATGGTCGCGACCATGCTCGCTTCGTCTGCAAAAGTGACTGGCATTCCGGGAGGTACGCCGCCGTCCATGAAATCAACCACCCACAAATTTGTGTTGAGCGTGTTGACAGGGTTGGAGCTGCCGCCGCCTAGCCAGGGGTGCAGCACTTCCGTCGAGTTCAGCGTCGATGTCACGCAATCGCCAACGCCCTGCGAGTAACACTCGAACTGAAAATTCGGGTGGCGCAAGCCTTGCGCGATCGTGAGATTTCGATTCGGGTACACGATGTAAGCGACGCCTCGAAACGGCGGCACATTGCCGACGCCCTCGATCGCTTCGATCGTCGGATCGGGCTCCTGCAGCTCATCGCCGAGGTACAGCGTGAAGGTCTCTGCGTAGGCTGCGCTCGCGACGAGACGATTATGATATTGCTGATCCGTCTCAGCGATCGTGCCGAGCGCAGTGTCAGCGACTTGCTGCGGGCGGATGTCATACACGATCGAGCCGTTTTCCCAAATGCGCGAGACGCCTGCGATCGCGCCCTCGGTATCGGGCGCATCATCATCGACTCGCTCAGCGAGGCCGAGCGCGATCGATTGCGTGTAGCTGAAGGTTTGCTGCTCGGGCCCTCCTTTGCCGCCTTGCGTTGACTCGTGCTGCACGTACGGGGCGAGCCACATCACCGTGCCTGGAAGATTCGCCGTTCCGAAAAGAATCGAGATCGGCCCGCCGACGACGCTCGTCGTCGTTCGATTGTCTTGAATCTTGGGCCCCGATGGCAGCTGCGTCGGGAATAACGCAGAGCCTGCGAGAGAGCCCAACACGAAGCCTAGCTGCGGGTACCCGAAGTACGCGCCGACGACTGTGCCGACGACGATGAGCGCTGCTTGACCGAGATTGCTCATCGATACACCACCTCAGGAAGTGCCCACGTGCTGATCGTGAGCTTCACCCACACGGCTCGATACCCGTGCTCGACGACGCGCCCGAGCAGCTGATCGGCGTGGATCACGTTCTCGCCCGTGAAGATCCCCGCATGTGAGGGGTCTTGCGTGTTCGGCCAACGAAATAGAATCAGCGCCCCAGGCTGCAGCTCGATCTGTCTGCAGTTCTTCGAGAGCACGTCGAGCAGCTCCCCGCGCGGGGCGCGCCCGTAATTGAGCGGCAGCACTTCGATCGCGCGCATCGAGCCAAGCTCTGCGAGCACGCCTGAGACGAAGCCCAAACAGTCAGCGCCGAATCGCGTGCGCCCTTGATGCCGATAACGAACGCCGAGCCATTCGCGAGCCTGATCGACGAGCTGCTCGGGCGTGATCAAGAGCCCAGCTCCTGCGATGTAGTGGGCCCCGCAGTCAGCGCGAGCACGCCGGGGATGAAGACGCCGGGGCCGCGCCAGTGAACGAGATTCGCATAGACATCCTTGCACGTGCCCTTCAAGCGATCGCAGCCCGGGGTCAGCGAAAATGTATCGCCGGGTGCGGCGTCCTCGGGAAAGTCCTCCCACAGCTGTATCACGCCGTCTGTATTCGTCGTCGGCGAGAGCTTGATCTCGCGGCTGAAGCCCAAGTTCGCGCCGCTCGTGAAGGTCATTACGCCCCCGGCGAAGGGCAGCCCAGACGGCGGGCTCGAATCGATCGAGACGATGAACTGCTGCCGATTCGTCTCGCTGATGATCGAGCCGCTCTCGGCGAGCGCGTTCACGTTCAAGCGGCAGCGATTATCGCCGAAGCGCACCACGTTGCACGTCGTCGAGTAGGTGCGGATCAGCGTCTGCGAGAGCAGCTGAGTGAGCCCGCGCACTTCAGTCGTGTACTTGCCGTCCGAGTTGCGAGTGATCGCGCCGAGATAGCCTGCCTTCATGATCGCGTAGCCGTGCGCAGGGGCTTGCCAGTTGCACAGCAGGACCGTGACCGGGGCCATATCGAGTAGTCCCGCCTCGATTTCATCGACCGTGATGTCGCGAATTTCGGTATACGGCGCTTGCGGGAATGCGCCCTGCACTTCGAGATTATCGACCGTCATGTCGGTGCTCGACACGATGTCGCCTGCCGTGACGTTCGCGATCGCGAGGTAGGTGCCCGCGTATTTGTCAGCCGGGGAGTCGGGCGAGTTCGTGCCACCGGGCAGCTCGATGTCGAGATCGTGATCGGTGCCGCGAATGATCTTGCCGTTCGCCATCTCGATCGTCCAAAGAAAAGCGAGCGTGGTGCAGTCGGCTTGCAGATCTGCGAGCAGCTCGGCCGGAATGTTCTTCATGGCAGCGGCAGGCGGATCTCAGCGAGCTGCACCGTCACGTTCATGATCGGCCCCGTGTTCCAATTCGAGATCGAGGGGTTTAGCTGCGCATCGAAGCGGGCCCAGATGTAGAACTCGCCGCCCCAGCTCGTCGGCGTGCCCGCGAAGCTGCCGCCGATCGTGACGAGACCCGTGCTCTCATTGAGCGTCCAGTCGGTCTGGGTGGTGCCGGTCTCGTTTGCGATCTCGATCGTCGCGCCGTCAGGCTTTAAGATCTCGCGCTCTTGAATGAGCGAGCCGACCGTGTATTGCTTCACGAGTCGATAGCTCGAGGGTGAGTCGCCCGAGACGACGAGCGGCATGTCAGTCGCTTGAGGCGTATCGTCGAGCAGGCACGACTTGTAGTCGGTCCAGTCGCGCGCTCTGAACGCGTTCGAGAGCCCGCCCATTGCATGCCAGAACGCCATGACGGCTTGTATATCGACGTTCGGGCGATCGCCGGATGGCGACGCTGTGATGCGCGTCAGCGGGCGTGACCACATGCGCTGACGGCGCTCGAAGCCGCCTTCGCGCATGGTGATCTTCACGAGATAGTTCGGCTCGCTGACATAGCCGAAAGTCGGGCAGTTCGGAAAGATAGCTGACGTATCGGGAATGATCGTGCTCATGTGTTATTGCGCCTCGATGCCTGCTGCAGCGATCGCGCAGCTGCCGCAGCGGTCTGCATCTGCGACTGTCGGCTGATCGTGCCGCCCGAGCCTTGCACCGTGAAGTGATTCGTCACGTTCACATTCCTACCGCTCGCACCGTTCGGCACGATCTGCATGTCGCGAGCGCCGGAGTAAATCAGCTCCGGTCCGTTCTCTCCGGCGATGCCGATCTGACCCGCGCCCAACGTGCCACCGGCAGCAAAAGCAGGGGTGCCCGCGAGAGCGCCTGCGCCGCTCGTCGCTGCAGCGCCGCCGCCACTGCCGAAGATGCCCGCGAGAAAGGGCGCGACGCCGCCCGCTGCGCCGCCCGATCCGAACAAGCTCTGCGCGAAATTCTTCGCGATGAGATCAGCAAACTGCTTCTCGATGTCCTTGAGCAGATTCGAGATCGCTTTACCGAACGATTCAGCGCCCGTGATCAGATCGCTGAAGTTATTCGCGAAGCTCTGCTCCAGGCCATCGCGCACCTGCTTTTCGAGCGCGTTCGTTTGCGTCGCGAGCCCTTTGATCTGATTGCTGAAAGCCTGCGTGTCCTGCGTGAGCTTCGGCAACGTGGTCGCATTCTGATCGGCGATCTTTTTCTCGGCGTCGTAAACGCTGCCGAGATCCGCGATCTCTTGCTTGCGCGCCGCGTCGAGCTGCGTCTGCGCCTGCAGATCATTGATCGCGCCGGTCGATTGCTGAAGCGCGATATTGGCCGATGCGGTCTCGAATCGCTGCTGGATCTCCGCGCCCTTTTCCACTTCCTCATTGAACGCAGCCTGCGCGACTTGCGCCTGCTTCAGCTGATCGAGCTGCGCCTTCTGCTGATCGGTGCCGACCGCATTCACATCCTTGATGAGCAGCTTGTTCTGAAAATCGAACGCGGCCGACGCTGCTTGAGCGAGATGCCCCGAGAGCGTGAGCAGCTGCTGATCGATCGATACGAACGCGTCGGCGTTTTTGAGCTGCAGCTGCTCGACGGCGAGATCGTGGATATGATTCCGAGCCGTGATCCCCGCCGAGCCTAAGCGATCGAGCGCCTGCCCGAGCGTGCCCGTGTGGGTCGCGTAGTCGATCGCGGCGACTGTGCCCTGTCCGTACTTGTCGATCTGCTCCTGCAGCTTTTGCGTGTACTCGTCGACCGATTTCGTGTCTTGCTTCGTCTGCAGCGCGGCGGCGTTGGCGCGAATCGATGCAGCGAGCTTCTGACCCTCGTCGCCCGCTTTCTTCACGGCGTCGGCGAGCGGTCCGAACTGCAGCTTGTAGTTGATCAGAGCAGCGCTGCCCAAGCCGAACGCGCTGACCTGATCCTTCAATTCGCTATTGAGCTTTTCCAGCTCCTTGATCGCTGCGTCAGACTCGCCGACCGCTGCGAGATTCGGCGCTTCGGCGCGGATGCGTTTCTTTTCAGCCTCAGCAGTCGAGATGATCGAGAGCTGCTGGCTCGTGCCCGCATTCAGCAGATTGACGATATCGTCCTGCGCCTTCTTGCTGCTCGCGACCTCATCGCGCGTGTTCTGCCGATAGATCTCAGCGGCTTCGCTGAAATTGCCCTTCGCGACGGCGACCGCTTCAGCGCCGATCGCGCCGAGCGCTTCGCCGATCTGCTTGAACTCCGTGATCACGGTGATGATCGATGCCGAGATCAGCTTCACGACCTCGACGATGCCCGCTGCTGCGCTTGAGAACGCCTCCCCGGCTGTCGTCGTGCTCGTGAGCTGCTCGGTCAGCTCGGTCAAGACGGGCAGCAGCTGCGCTGCGAGCTGATTGCCGAAGCCGCCGCTGATCGTTTCCTTCAGAACGGCAAACTTTTTCTCGAAGTCTTCGGCTGCATCAGCGAGCGGGCCCGAGACGATGATCCCGGCTGCCTGCGCCTGCTCCTTGAACGATTCGAGACCCTGCGCCCCCTGATTCAAGACCGGGATCAGGTTCTGACCTTGCCGCCCGAGCAGCTGCACGGCGAGCGCCGTTTTGTTCGGCCCATCGGCGAAGCCCTGAAAGCGATTCGCGAGATCATTCAGCACCGCACCGGCGTCGCGCAGCTTGCCGTTGCTGTCCGTGACGTCGATATTCAGCGCGCGAAATGCCTCGCCCGCTTTGCTCGTCGCATTACCCGCAGCTTCGCTTAAGTTCTGATTCAGTTTCTTGAGCGAGAGCGCGAATTGATCCTGCGAGATGCCCGAGGCGGCAGCGGCCAAGCGCAAGCTCGACAGCTCCTCGACGCTGACGCCCGCCGCCTGCGAGAGCTTCTCCAGAGATGCCGCGCTCTCGATCGCGCCGACCGAGAACTCGATCAGCTTGTCGATCGTGAACGCAGCGGCGAACTTGTTCGCGAGATCGCCGAGCAGGCTTTCCTGATCCTTGGAAAACTTCGAGAGCTTGCCGGTCGCCTGATCGAGCGCTTTGATGTACTGACTATTGTCGGCCTGCAGTCGCGCGACAAGGGTGGCGAGATCTGTCATTTACGCGCTCGCGGCTTGCCAGCCTTTCGATCGAGCATCGCGACGAAGGAGCCGAACCCCGTTTTCTTCGTGGGCTTTCTCAGCATGAAGTCTTCAATTTCAGGCACCCGCGCTCCCTTATTCAAATGCGGCCGCAAGATCTGCACGCACAGCATAGCGGTGTGCAGATTGTCGCGGTAGGGTCCCCACGGCTCTTCGGCCCAGTAGCGAGACCATTCCTCGAACTCCCGCGCCGGTAATGCATCGACCTCTGTCAGCGACAGATGCAGCAGCGACGCGACGCGAAAGCGCAGCAGCTGCTCGAACGTCAGGCGCTCGTCGCTGGCGCCTCCGGTTTTGGGTTGCTGTCATCCTCCGCAGAGAGCCGCATCGCTTCGGCGCTGATCCCTTTCGCGAAGACGTTCGCCTCCTCGCCGAGTTCAGCCTCTGTCATCTTGGGCTCGACCAGAGAGATCGATGCGATGTACAGATCGAGTCGATGCGGCTCCTTGTCCATGATTTTGCGAACATCGCGCATGGCCTTCGCAGACAGCTCGGATACGGTGAACGATCGCCCTCGGATCGTTAGCGAGTTGGTGCGAAGGGGTGTCATGTGCGAACGACCGGACCGGAGATCTTCGCCGTGAAGGTGATCTCGTTCTGCTTCGCGATCGCGGGGCTCAGCGCATAGCCGAGCATCGCAGCTTGAAAGCTGAACGTCTTAAACGGGCTGTCGATGCCGATCGTCAGGCGGAAGTGTCGATTCTCTTTCGCGTCGACCGAATCCATCAGTGATTCCTGATTGGTCAGATCGTCCCCCGCCGTGGTCACGTAGTTTGCTTTGATCGTGATCTCGACGCCGTCGCTCAAACCGGGGATATAATGCTTCGCCCCGCCGTTGCAGAATGTGGTCACCTCGACCTGATCATTCTTGACGCCGATCGAGCCCATGTCGGTCACGGCGCACCAGTCCGTGAACGTGATCGGCGAGTCTTCGCTTCCTATCGCGAGCACTGCGTTACCGACAAACGCGTCCTCGACTGTGACTGTCTCGTTCATGACCTCATCCCTCCACATACCAGAAGTTAAAAAGCTGCGTTACCCGAATATCGCCCGGCTCGGGGTCAACCAGTGGGAACTCATTCGACAGCGTGATCGCGTTGACGAATGTCGCGCCCATCATGCCCTGAAAATCGATCAATGCATCGCGCAGAGCAGACGCGAGTTGCCACGCATCCTGCCCGGTCAGCGCGTAGGAATCCAGTTGAAAGTCAGCCGAGACGAGCTTGATCGTGTGGCCTGGGCCGCAGAACGTGCGCTGCCGCAGGGTGTGGGTGCGCTGAATGATCAGCGCCGGAAGCTCGCTGTTCGGCTCTCTCAGCATGCCGTAAATGCGCCGCGCGACGAGATCCGTGATCGGCGATAGCGTCAGCAGATACGATCGCAGCTCGGCCTCGAAGATCGGCAGGCTCACGGCGTCGCCGCCGCTTTGAGAACATCCTTCTGCAGCGACTCGCGCAGCTTCGTCTCGACCTCATCTCGCGTCGTGAGCAGCGCATTGCGCAGAAACGGCTGGGCTTTCTGATAGCGCGTGCCCAGCTCGACAAACTGCAGCACGTAGTAGGCCGCTTTGCGAACGCCGAGCAGCCCGCTCGCGATGTTTTTCTGCGCGTTGATCGTCGAGATCGTGCGCAAGCTCGCTTTGGCAAAGCCTGGGCCGACCGTGTTGCCCTTGATGCCGATCGACTTGAGTCGCTTCGAGAGCCCGAGTCGATGAATCTCGGTGCCGACCGGGCACGTTTCGATCGCGCGAGCGAGCGCGACATTGATCCCAGCCTTGACGCAGCGCTTCAACGCTTTGCCGTCATCGAGCTTGCCGAGCGCTTGCAGCTGTCGCGTGAGCTGCGCCACCCCTTCGAGCGTCGGCGTGCCCATTACGCTGTCGCCCCGACGCGAAAGCCTGCCGCGTCGCGCAGCGCGCACGTGAGAGTGAGATTCTCGCGCAGATTGATATCGCGCACCGCGCCGAGCACGTCGTAATACTCGAACACGGGGCCCGACTCGCCGGGGTTCGTCAGATACACGAGACGAAACTGATGCGGCCCAGCGCCCGACATGCCAGGTCGATAGCGAATGGTGATGCGCGTCGAGACCTGTCGCGAGAGCTGCTCGGCTTGCACGCTTTCGTAGGGCTTCCAATCATCGATGGCGAAGAAAACATTCTCGGCGAAGAGCGTGTAGCTCACGTTCGGCGCTCCGGTCGAGTCCGTGCCCTCGACGCGTCGCTCGATGTTGCAGACGTGGCGCAGCGCGCCTGATTGCGTCGGGTGGATGAACGTTTTCTTCAAGTGTCCGCTCCGACCGCAGACAGAGGTTCAGGCTCGTTACCGATATCTAGTCGGACGGTTGTTCCTGAACTTGTCTGCGGCGCGCCCGAAGGCGCTAGCGGCTTCGCGGTGGTGTATGAAATCGAGATCGGCTGACGACGACGATTCGCCGCCATTCTCTGTTCGAGCTGCTCCAGTCGAGCACGTATCGCGACGGGCATGTGGGCGCGGATCCGCTTGCAGTGACCGCAGCTCATACGCCCATCCCGATGCGGTACGGCGTGAGCATCTGCAGCGCAGTGTCCTCCAGCAGCTGCCACGTCTCCGTGTTGCGATCGAAGAGCTGCTCGATCTTGAGCAGGATCGCCGACTTGATGTCGCTGCGCTTCGCGTCGCTGTCGTCCTGCATGATCGGGTTCTGATTCTTCCAGTGATCGCGCCACTGCTCATCGGTCCAGTTCCCGCTGCCCGGTATGCCAGGAAGCCCACCGATCACGAAGGGTCGATCTCCAGGCTCGACGAAGACGCCATCTTTCGCCGGAGAGTCCACCGGGTTCGGCAGCGGCACCCCTTCGTCAGCCGGAGGCGAGTCGAGTTCCATCAGCTGACCGATCGAGCGCTGCGTATAGTTTTCCGCCCAGCTCACAGCCGCATTGATCAGCAGCTGAATGCGCCGATCGTGAATCGTTAAGCCCTCGTCGATCGACAGCTGATCTTTCGCGTCTTGCAGCGTGATGAAAATCCGGGGCGAGTTGCTCATCGATAGTGCTCCGCGATCCACTTATGCTTTCGCTGTATGTGGACGTCCCAGGGGTCGACATGCCCGTGCATTATCACTATTTTCGCCGTGGGGGGAAGGACCCCGCCCGCAGGCATGATCTGATTGCGATACGAATACACCCCATCGGCCTTCGTAAACTTCGCCTCGTGAGGCCCGAGACACGCGCCGATCCACGCTTGATCGCTGCCGATGTATTTCAGCTGCAGCCCGAGCGCGGGGCTCGTGTAGGGGTCGAACTTCTCCCACAGCTGGGGTCGAGCGCCCGCCTTGTGATAGATCAGCGAGCCGTTGTAGGGGGTGCCTCGCGCAGTGTCGCCGTACATCTTGAAATCAATATCGGTCTCAAAAAGCGAGGTGATTTCCCGGCAGATAACCACGTCAAGATCGATCGAGCAGATGCGGGGCCCGAACAACTCGCCAGCTCCGCGAGAGAACATCTTAAGTCGCCGATAGCACGAGGGGTTGAGCCCACGGTGCGGGCTTGGAATGTTGGCATAGTCGCTCCACAGCTTGATGATACGAACGCGCGGATCGATACCGCCAGGATCGTCGGTGACGCAGACCAACTCGAAGGGCTTCAAGTAATGCCGCGAGAGCATGTTGAAAAGCACGTTTACGGTGTCGGGCGAGAACTTCGAGCGATACCCGACCATGGGCTTCCACTTCCAGCAGACGAAGGTCAGCCGATCTTTCGCTGCGACATTGAGCTGCGCGTTCAAGGGAAAATCCTCCGATAAGGAAAGCTCAGGTTCAGCGGGCGCCAGTCGAGATCGCGGCCGCGCTCGACCTTGATGCGCTGAATAGCGCCGACATCCTCGGGCGCACCCTTACGAACATACGTCGTCGTGCTCGCGTCGCTGATCGTCGAGCGGGGCACGCGATAGATCGAGCTGTCGAGCATCACGGGCTCGCCCGACTGACGCACCAAGCGATCGCGAAACTCGGCGTCCGTGCCGTAGTGACCGGCAAAGCGCTCATCGTATCCGCCGATTTTCCAGTACAGCTCGCGCGACATGAGCCACGTGTTCGGGTGCGGCTTGTACGGGCTGCGCTCGTCGGGCAGTGCGTCGAGCGTCTCACGCGTGAATCGATACGCGCGCAGCGCGTCGAGCTTGTGCGCGATCAGCCACTCGAACGTCGAGCACGGCACGAGATGATCGATGTCGGTCAAGAGCAGCCAGCGCGCTGTCGAATGATGCGCCGCAATGTTGCGGGCGGCGTCTTGATTCCAGCGCACATCGACGTCGATGCGAAAGATCGTCAGAGGACAGCCGATAGGCGCAGCCCTGGCCTCGCCATTGGGAGATCCGTCGTCGGTGATCAGAACCTCAAGCCGATCGAGAACGCCTTGGGGAAAGCTCCGTAGTCGGTCGAGCTGCTCATCGAGCATGCCCTGATTCATGTAATACGGCATGCAGAGCGCAATCAAACGGCTTGGCATTCGACCTCCAGCTGACGGGGTGAGAGTGGCAGAAAGGGCAGACGAAACGTGTTCTCGCAGACGATGCGCGTGAGCACCCCCGCAGCGCGCAGCTGCTGCGACGCCTCGGAGAACTGTAGCGACCACTCGTCGAGCCGCTTCGCGCCGGTCGATGTCTTCGACCAGGAGTAAGGCGGGTACCAGTGCGCTTCATCGTGCGGGCCGCGCTTCATGTCGAAGCCGACGAGATAGAGCTGCTTCGGTCGCATCTGATAGGCCAAGTTCAGGGCGCAAAAGCCCGAGTGGGTGCCGTTCAGCTTGCCGCGCTCATCGCTCAACGTGGTCGATTCGTGATCGCAATCAAATAGCTCGACGTCCATGCTGTCGAGGTTCAGCGGGTTGGTGAGCACGGCGCGCAGATCGCCCTTGACCGCTTGCGAGCGAAGCCAGATCGGCTTGCCGAACTTCGACACTTGCGCGAAACGATGCTCCATCCACAACCGATCCATGCTCACGATCGCATCGACGCGTGGCGCATAGATCGCAGCGTCATTGACCGCGATCACGTAGCCCGGCAATCGGCGCAGATTCACGCGCGACGCTGACCAACCGCCCGCGACGATCGTCACCGATTCTTTCATGCGGTGTAACTCATGGTCTCGAATTTGATGCCCCAGTGAACGCGCATCGGCGAGCTGAACGCTTTCGACAGCTCGCGCTGATACGCAAAGGCGATTCCGGGGTTTCCCTTCGCGCCGCCGCGCACATCGACGATGATCTGCGTTTGCCCCTTGATCGAGCAGCTCTTGACGAAATCGATGTAGCGCGAAGGTGGGTAGTGAAAGCACCAACTTTTGAGCGAGATCACGAGATCATAAAAATGCGGCGCGCGAGGCGCTTCAGGTCTGATCGCGTGAATGCGCTCGACGCCGTTCAGCTGCAGAAAATTGCGGGCGATATCGAAGTTCGAGAAGGTCTCGGCGTGGTTCGTCATCTGCGGCAGATCATCGACGCCATCGAGCAGCGACACGCTGCAGCCGCCGCCGTAGTGACGATTGAGCAAGATGTTGATCCCTCCCATGCCTCCGCCGATGTCGAGAATCGTGTCGCAGCGCTTCGGCAGGAACGGCTCGATCGAGCGAAACTCGCTCGCGAGCATCTCGGCATACTTGCCGAGCCAGAGCGCGCGATCGTCCTTCATATCATCGAGCGCCCCGCGCTGCTGCACGAGATACGGGTACACAAAATCCGGCACCGCAATTTCGTGACTGATCATTTCAGCGCGACGATCGTCACGGACTTGCTGCCGTTCGTCAGCTGAGTGATCGACCACCCTATCGCGTTGAGTTTGCGCTCCCACCAATGTGCGTCATGCAGCGACAGGTGGGCATTGCGCCCGTCCGGAAGGATCGCATTCGCAGGCTTGGTGTCGATCACGAAGTAGGCGACGCGACCCGTCAAGCGATGCACGTGATCGAGCACCGCGTCGAGCTTCTCGGGCTCGACGTGCTCCAGGACGTCGGTGCAGACCACCATGTCGCAGGGCTTAGGCATTTTCTCGCGCCCGATGATTCCGGGGTCATACCCCGAGATGCGAAATTCTGCCGCCAGCGAGTCGGCCAGCTTGTTCTCGCCGCAGCCATAGTCCAGAACGGTCTTCGGCTGATACTGCGCATGCAGCGCTCGAACGGCGTCGGTGTGCTTCGCCCCGTCTGCGCCCCATTTTTGCTTGCGATGCAGCTCGACGAGCTGATCGCGATAAACGCTGCTCGTGAGATCGTCCGCGCCGTATCGATACGCGCCTGCATGTCGCATGAACATCCCAATGTGGCCCAAGTCGAGCGCGTGAATGCCTTTTTTCGAGAGCCGATAGGCCAGCACCGTCGCGCACGTGCCGAGACAGAGTAGGACACGCGCCGAGGTTTTGCCAATCTGCTCCTCCAGCTGATCGATCACAGCGTAGGCGTGCTGACGAGGGCCGATCACTTCGCGCACCGACTTCGCCTCGCTGCCGATCATCTCGGTGGTGATGCTTTTCTTGTCGCCGCTCACGAGCACGATGTCTTGATCGCGCCAGAGTTCGCGAACCTCATTCCAATACGCGGGGGTATCGATCCACGGCGCGTTGTCGGGGCGCGTGATGAAGCTCGATGCATAGGTTTTCGCGCCGAGCAGCGATGAGAACTGCGGCCCGGTATATTTGAGCCAGCTCTCGCGGCGCGGTGCGCCCTCGATCGCGAACGGGTTCGGCAATCCGACGAGACAATCGCCGGGCTTTTTGAGCACTTCCTGCAGCTCCTGCGCGAGTCCTCGCTCAGCACGCTGCGACGTGCATGCGCCGCCGATCGCGCAGCGCCACTCGCCGTCGCCGAATCGTGCGATCGACCTATGGCTGCACTCGATCAGCGTGCTCGACTCGCTCCAGATCTTCGGATACCACGGGAATTCTTTCATCGGGAAGTTCCTTGTCGATCGTCGATCGTCTGAAGCATTGCAGCGCCGACTGTCGCGAGCAGTTCACGACCTCGACGCCCTTGTCGCTCAAGCCCTTCGCGAGCTTGCCCATCGCGACGAGCCAGCCGGAATAGCGCGAGCCGTTTCCGAGCCCCTTCGGGTGATCTCCGTGCCAGTGGGACTTGCCGTTCGTGCGCTGCATGTCGAAGCCGAGCAGGATCATTTTCTTCACGCCCCAGACGTAGGCCAAGCTCATCGCTTGATACCCCGAGTTGCGCCCGGTGTGAATGTGCGCGAGATCCGGCGAGAGCCCCTCGCGATCGGCCCCGAAGATCCAGTGCAGACCGTAGCGATCGCGCGCCGCGTTGCTGACCGTCCACAGCTCGCCGCGAAAGCCGCGCGCGACTTGGGGGAAGTACGCATTCCACCACGTCGTATCGCAAGCGTAGAGAACGTCGGCCCATGGCGCGAGTAGAAAGCTCGTGTTTACGACTATGGTTTTACAGCGGGTGCGCGCGTGCTCGGCGTCCGCTTTCGTAAGCGACGGGCCGCTCGCGATAATGCAGACGGTCTCTCCGGCCCATCGTCCTGTGGCTTTTCCGTATCGGACGGGGGCGGCGGCTCCGTTTCGTTTTTTTTTAACGGTGCGCCGGGGATCACCTGACGTCGATCGGGCTGTCGCAGCTCGCTCTTGTCGGGCTTGATCTCTTCCGCCATCAGCTTGCTGACCAGATACACGCCGTAGCTCTGCTCAGCGGTGAAGATCTCGCCGATGCGTATCGGACCGTAGCGACTCTCGAAGCGTTTCAACGCTCGCACTTGCATGGTTTTTTTTCCTTCAAACGAAAACGCCCGCTGAGGCCGTATCTCCCCAGCGGGCGCTGAATTGGCGATCTCCTGCCCAAGCAAATTGAAGTGCTTGGTCGAGCGTCGCCCTTTCTCTGTCGCGATCATTCAGCTCAACGGATCAGCTGCTGTGACCGGCGGGGAACGCACCGAACACGAACGCCTTCGGTCGCGCCACCGCGAGCGCGAGACGCTCTTCGCACAAGATCGTCACCATGTTGCGCGTGAAATTGTCGTTATCCTCATTGCTCACGAGGATCTGCGCCACTTCGCGATCGAAGATTGTCGCCGCCAACTTGAACGCACCGACCAAGAAATCTCCGGCTGCCATCGAATAGCACTGCACGACCGGCACGCCCCATAACATCGGCGGCGTGTTCGTCGAAGGCACTGCGAGGATGTACCGACCGAAGCTGTCCTTCGTCAGCTCGAGGGTGTGCCAGTCAGTCGGCGAGAGCACGATGCCCGTCGTCGGGTAAAAGGCCAACTGAACCTGCAGCATCGCGTGACGCAGAATGTCGATCATCGTGTCGCCGCTCTTATCGAATGCGGTCGAGAACGAGGTCGCCTGCGGCACCAACCCGAGCAGATTGTCGCCGTTGCCGTCGCCGAACATGATCTGCTTTTCCTCTTCGAGCTTGAGCCCGAACTGCAGACGGCCGTTGATCAGCGTCGCGAGCTGCTTGAAGTCGGCGAGGATCTGCTTCGAGGCTTTGATCCAATGCGCGATCGTCTGCACCGGCACGGTCAGACGCGAGTAGGTGATATCGGATTGCGGCTTGACCGCACCTTCCGAGACCACATTCGCCGCGTTCGTGAACACGTTCTCGGCCACCCACTCGATCAAGTTCGTTTCGGTCGTGCCCTGATCGAGCAGATCGCGAACCACCAACGGCTGAAACGCCGGGATCACGGGAGTCGGGAGGAACTCAGGGAACGCACCCGCGCCGCCCGATGTCGAGCCGCTCGTGATGTTTTTCATTCGCACGGCGACGCTGTGCCGAATGTTATGGCCCTTCTCGTGAAACTCCTTGAACTCGGGGCTCTCGATGAAGATCTGACCGGGCGTCTTCGCTTTCACATTGCGACCGGCCATACCGGCGAAGCCCGTCAGGATCTGCTGCTCCAGCGAGAGAATGCGCGCGTCTTGCTTCTCGCGTGCTGCTTTCAGCTCGCCGAACAATGGGCCACCGGTCTTGTTCAGATCCGCGACTGCTTGCTTGGTCGACTCTTGGATCTCGCCGAATGTTTTGATATCGGCCTGCGTCTTCGTGATGACCTCGCCGACTTCCTTGAAGTGCTTCGAGAGCGCGGCTTCGATCTTCGCCATGATCTTCGCTTCATCGTCAGCGTCGGCCAGCGCCATCGGGCCGCTGTAGTGAAAGCCCTCGCTGTGCAGAATGGCGCTCGTCGCCATGTCGATCACGCCACGCGTGATGATTCGTCGGGAATTGCGGGACATTGCTTGGTGCTCCTACTTGATTTTGAAATTGGAAATAAACTTCGTCAGATTCTCGACTGACTCATCGCTGAGCCCTGCACCAGCGTCCCGCTGCTTCAGGAATTTCGCATAGCCGAGCGTCGAGATCTGCTCGGCCTGCTTTCGACTGTAGCCGCCTGCATCCCGCAGAAAGCTCTCGAATTGACGGATGGTAGGGGTCTCGCCGGCGCCAAGCAAATTCTTGACATCGGTCACGACCGCTGACGTGTTCGCGGGGAAGGTCACGATCGAACACTCCCACAGCTCGATCTCGGTCAGATTGTTGACGTTCGTCTCGCCGTCGTATTCTTCCCCGCCCATCGGCACGTTATAGCCGATCGATTGGCCGCGAATCGCGTTCGCTTTCATGAGCGCATGCGCTTCGCGAGCTTGCTGCACGTCCTTGATCAGCAGCTGACCCTCGGTGTAGAGCCCTTTGCTGTCTTCGCGCATCAGCGTGTAGGGGCCGATCGGCGATCGTGAGTCGTGCTGCCAGAGTATCGGGGGCAGTGCGCCCTTGGTTTTCCACTCTTCGAGCGTCTTCTGGAATGCCCCAGGCTTCACGACGTCGCGATAGGCGTCGGCATTGTTGAAGACCGAGCCGTAACCGGCAAAGCTGCCATCGGTGTCCAGTGATTTCAGCTCGAATGCGAACTGCAGGCGCTTGATCTTCATGACACTAGCTCCAGATACTTTTTCGGGGGTGGTGGTGGCGGAACTGGCTTCGCCGGAGGCTTGGGCTCTCCAGGCTGCTGCGTCGGTTGCCCGCCCATCTCTTCGAGCTTGTCGAGCGGGATCAGATTCGACTGCACCGTGAGCGAGTCGCCACCCGGCAGCGGCGGCAAGCCCTCTTGCGCGCGCATCTCGTTTCGCGTCTTGATGCCGTTCTGACCGAAGCTCGAATAGAGCGCAGAGCGCGCAGCGCTGTCAGCGCCGAGCAGATCGTCGGTGTCGATCGACGCGTACAGGCTCGGGCGCTCTGACGGCAGCAGCAGACAGCGACCGATCGTGTCCTCGATGCGCCGCACGTAGGGGCGCAGATTGAGCGAGAGCCAACCGAGTAAGAGCTGCTCGATGCCGGAGCCCCAGGCGGTGACGCCTGCCGCCGCATGTCCGATTAGAACGGGCGGAACGCCGAACCACCGGCAGATATCCTCCACCGCGTACTGACGCGATGCGAGCAGCTGAACGTCCTGCGGGTTCATCGTGAGAGGCTCGAACGACAGACCCCCTTCCAGGGTGAAAAACGAACCGGCGCGCGCGCCTCCGGTCGTAAACTCTTGCAGCGAGTTCTGAAACTGCTCGCGATTTTCTTTTTTCAGCCACTTGTCCGACTTGATGAAACCGCCCGAGCGCAGCCCGTTGCGGAACACGTCGCTCGTCGCCTCTTCGCCCGCGATCGCGATGCCCATCGAATTGCGCGCGTACTGAATCGGCGAGAGCCCGACGAGCCCGTCCATCGTCTTGCCCTTCAGGTGGAAGATCTCAGCGGCTGAAAAGTCGAGCGACTCCAAGGGCGAATAGTATCGATATCTAATCGCGTACTTTTTCGGCTGCGTGCCCTCGATGTACTGACGATAGGGAACCATGTACTCGGGGCGGATCGGGTCGAGATTGATCACGTCGCCCTGCGAGTTGCGCGTGACGTACGCGTAACCGTTGCCCCACAGCAGATCGCTCGCGAGCATGAACTGCCAGAAATCTGACGGGCTCATGTCCTTGTTCGGCGCATACGCGAGCACTGAATACAGCGGGTTGTCGGTCTCCGGCGTGCCGTAGGTTGGGCCCGTGCGGCGATTGAGCACGAAGGGCAGCGTCGAGATCGTGTCGCTGATCAGCCAGATGCACGCCCAGGCGGCAGCGATCGAGAGCGCCCCGTTCGGCGTGATGACGCGACCTGTGTCGGCGCGCGCTGCGTTAATCGGCGGCTTCGCTTGACCGCCAGCGGCGACGGGGTAAAAGCCCCCAGCGAGTGAGCCTGCGCCGAAGTCGAAGAGTGAGTTAAAAAACTCGGCCGTTTTACTGTGAGTGACTCGCGAGATCGCCGAGCGAAGATTCACGCGCGCACCGGGCGCGCGAAGTAATCCGAGCCGTCACTGTCGTCTTGCGGCAGCGCTGCGAGCCCGAAGCACATAAACAGCGCGACCGCGCCGTCGATCTTGTCGGGGCTTTTCTGCTTGTTCGGTGCTACGTTCATATTCACATCCCAGCGCGGAACTACGTTCGCCATGTGCCACGTCAGCACCGGATCTGAGCCGTAGCGCAGATTGCCGTTGAGGTAGGCTGTCTCGCAGAGCTTCATCGCGGGGCTGAACGACTTCGGCCCCTGAATAAATGCGATCAACCCCGTGGGGTCTTCCGCTGTGGCGGCCGGAATCCCCTCTTCCTCGACGAGATCATTCACGAGCTGCGACGCATTCCACGGATCGTAAGCGATACTAATCGGATCGAATCGCTTGATATCCGCGACCAGATCACGCTTTACGACGCCGTAGTCGATGGTTGCTCCCTCGCACTGCTTGACCAAACCGGCCTCGACCCACCCCGCATAGTTCACGCTCTTGCGCTCGGTGCGGTGCGCGACCGCTTCAGCCGGGACCCAAAAACGGCCCCAAGTGTAGTAGGTTTCCTTGAGCAACCACAATAAGCGCCACGCCACCATGTCGGTCGTGCTCGCGAGATCGAACGCCGCCCAGCACTTCGCGCCGCGCAGCTGATCGAGTTCGATCGGGGCCCCGCCGCACTTGCGCCACTTCGAGAGGTTGGTCCAGGACGTCGCTGACGAGCTGCGCCGATTGAGCCGCTTGATGCGAAATTCCGCCGCCGTGCCGGGCATGTTCTGCGCTTCGATCGCGAGCTTGCGGGCCTCGCGCAAAATGATTGGATTGACGTCGATCAAGGGGTTTGCTTTGCACCATTTGCTCTCGTCGTAGTCGTCGTCCTCTTCGTCGATCGCGTAGTACAGTGCGAGCATGTGATCCGCCTCGATCACGCCTTCGAGAATGTTATGACACATCGCGCGGATCTCGGGCCAGGGGCCGGGGGTCTCGAAGCCCTCGGTGGTGGTGTAGAGCACGAGCGGGGCTTCTCGTGCGCCTGCGGCCTGCCGGATCACATTGAGCAGATCGTGTGTCTTATGGGCATGGATCTCGTCGAGGCTTACGTGGCTCGGATTGAGACCGTCCTGCGTGCTCGCCTTGGAGTTGATCGGCTTGAAAATTCCCCCGATTTCATAGCGCGCAATCGCATTCGCGAGCGCTTCGAGGTCGAATTCTGCCGCGAGATCTGGCAGCAGCTCGACCATGCGCTTCGCGACGTTGAAAACAATACGGGCCTGCGAGCCTGTGGTCGCTGCCGAGAGCACTTGGGCGCCCTGCTCGTTTTCAAAGCAAAGGCAGTACAGCATGATTCCTGCCGCCAGCGTGCTCTTCGCATTCTTGCGGGCGACAGCGAGCAGCGCTGAGGTGAATCGACGATGCCCCGCGAGATTGCGAAAGCCGAATAGATTCACGAGGAAGAAAACGTGCGCGGGGTGCAGCGTGATATTCGGCGTGGACCACTTGCCCTCGACGTGCGGCAGCTGCTGCATGAACTCGCAGCAGTGATTCGCCCACTTCGGCGAGAACATGAACGGCGGGCGCTTGCGCTGCGAGCGCTTCAGATCGGCAATGAATCGTTTGGCAGCGAGTCGGACCCACTTGCCGTATTTTCTGCGCTTCGTGTCGTCGATCGCGTCTTCGGCGTAAGCGATCGCGACGCTGACGAAATCGCTAGGGTCGGAACTCTTTGAGCGCTCCGAAGGGGGACTGTGTTTTCTTTTTGCCGGAGACCTTGACACGAGACCTCGATGAAGGCGTGAAGCCCAGCTCGCTCGCGGCTTTCGTCATCGCTGTATTGGCTCGATTGCGCGCGGTCACGAAAGGGTTATGCATCGGCTGGCCTTGCGGCGTCCGTACGACCATCCCCATCTCTTGAACTCGTCGATCTGCTTCGAGAAACTCGGCAAAGTTCACGATGTAGGACGCGAATATGCCTACATCGAGCTTGCGAAGCAAACCTTCCGGCACATTCGCGAGCGTTGAGCACCACAGACGTCGCTGCGCAGGGGTAAAGGTCTCCGGCGCATCGACGAGAGCGCCCTCCGGCTGCGGCTCGTCCGTGTTCAAAGGTCGATGCCCCGGATTTCCGGCGACGATTTTGAGCCATGTGGGCTTGGGTTTTCGACCTCTCATGACGCGAGACTATGCCATCAGTGCGCGGAAACGCCAGCGGGAGCGCGTCTCACTATCGCCATTCCGTAGTTATCGACGCCCTCGGGCAGCGTGAGCCCCTCTTTCAGCACGAGCTGCGTTCGCTGGAACGGCCTGTAGTTGATCTCGTGGTGGATGCGCTGAAATTTCCAGGTCAATCGAGTCACGTCGGGGTGCATCGCGACGAGCATCTCGCTTTTCGCTCGCGTGCCCTCCTTCGCGTAAAATTCCTCCGTGTTGCCGCCCTTGACCGTCTGCGTTCGCATCTTGGACTGCAGAAACGCGTTGAACTGCACCGTGCACCAGTTGCGCTTGAGCATGCGCAGGCTCAAGTCGGTGTCTTCGTTATAGCGACCGCGCCACCTGAAATCGACATCGTTTCTGATCAAGTTGCAGCTGTAGATGCGCGTATTCGTGATGAACGGCGGCAGCTTTTGCTTTTGCTTAGCGAAAAAGAGGTAGTTCGGCCCCGCCATCGCGACATTGCGATACCTCAAGCAGAAATCTTCCATGACTCTGAAGCAGGTTCCGTCGCTGACGCGCACTTTCAGATTGCGATTCAGCCGATAAAAGCAGCGAATATTGTCGTCCATGACCCAGTGCCACGCTGCTTGGTGCTTGATCGAATGCTCCCAGGCGAAGTTTCGAGCAGGCCCCGGACCCTTCGACTTTGAATCGCCGAGTCGATCGCACGTGTCATACCGTTCCTGGTAGCGTTTCGGCAGCACGAGCAAGCGATCGCGAGCGATCACAGCTGCGTAGGCGTCAAACTCCTGCTCTTCGATGATCACGAAGTAATCGACGCGCAGCTCGTCGAGCGCTTTGACGGTCATGCGCGAGTCCGCGCGACCCTTGCTGACGATGTAGATCGGGAACTGCGGCTTCACGGCTTCGCGTCAGCTGCGCCCTCGAGCGACTCGACTCGCTGATCCTTGAGCACGTTTTTCTTGTCGATCGGGTGCCAAATGTACTTCGTCAGCGGCGTGAGCTGCTGCTTCACGAGCTTCGCGAACGCTTGCACGTCCTTCTCGGTGCGAAAATGCACGATGATCGAGCGAAAGGCCATGCGATCGGGCTGATTGAACTCGGGCATGCCGCGCGCAAAGTGCCCTTGCGGGTCGAGTGGGTCGGCGTTCGGGGCCCACAATCGAGCGAGATCAGCGTCAGAAAAGCCGACGAGCGTCGTGTCGAATGCGTTGAGCTTCATCCATTCGACCTCTTCGCCGAGCTTGAGCATGTCCCAGTCAGCGTTCAGCGCGAGCTGATTGTCAGCGATCACGTACTGACGACGGGTGTCGGCGTCCATCCAGTCGGCGACGATGCACGGCGCAAATTCGAGGCCTAACTCCTGCGCTGCGAGCAGTCGACCGTGACCGGCGATGATCTCGCCGTCTGCTGAGATCAGAATCGGCACTGTCCAGCCGAAGCGCTCGATCGAGCGAGCGAGCTGCGCGATCTGCACCGGGCTGTGCATGCGCGAGTTGCGCTCGAACGGTTTCAAGCTCTCGATCGCTCTCGATTCGATCGTTTTCGAGACGCTCAGCGGCGCTTTGGCGCTCAAGCTGCCCCCCTGGGCTTCAAATTCGCGACCCACCCCTCGACTAAAAACGCGTCCGCAAAATAAAGCC